AATGTGGATGAACCTGTAGAAGAATTTCCTGATTCAGGTTTTACCGATGACTTTGGAGTTCATATGGAATAATATAAAATGAAAGTAACTTTAATAGATCATATGGGTTCAGACCTGACAGTGGTGAATGCTGCCAGAGTTTCTTTTAATAAAGAGTCTGATTGGGAAGACGGTCCTGTAAAAAATGTCTTGCCTAAAAAAGATCAACAACTTATATCTTATTTGGCAAAGCATAATCATTGGACTCCCTTTGCGCATTGCTTTATTCAGTTGCGTATTAAAGCTCCTTTGTTTGTTGCCAGACAATTAGGTAAACATCAAATAGGTTTAGTATGGAATGAAGTTAGTCGTAGATATGTAGACTATGAACCAAAATTTTATTACCCTAATAATTGGAGAGAAAAACCTTACGATAAAAAACAAGGCAGTTCAAAAAATATTATTGATGATCAATTTCGTACTATCAAAGATAGTTATCAAGACGCTATACAACAATGTGAGAAAACATATCAACAACTTTTAAAAGAAAACATAGCTCCTGAAATGGCACGTATGGTTTTACCACAAAGTATGTATACTGAATGGTATTGGTCAGGAAGTATCGTAGCATTTGCTAGAGTTTGCAATTTAAGATTGAAAGAGGATGCACAAGAAGAAACAAATTTCATAGCTCAAGAGATTGATAAAAAATGTAGCAAATTATTCCCTGTTTCATGGAAATACTTGGTTCAGGTAAAAAAAATACCTCCTGAGAAGACCGCTGAGTAGGGTTAAAGACATGCTTGGCTACCTACCCACCAGAAATATACTAAAGCTTCTGAGCGAGCTTCCTAGATAGGATATCGTTGATTTAAAGATTTTTATTGACATTTGGTGTAGAATATGTTATAATTCTTCTAAGATAGAGAATGCAAAACTGGTTCTCTATTTTTCTTGCTAACGAAAGGAGAACATTATGAATAAGATACTTCCAAATTATCCTTCCCATGTGTGGAATAGTTTTTTTGAACAGTCAATTGGTTTTGATAAGCTACTACGAAACATCGAACATAGTCATTCTGCTATTGTAAACAATCACGGGTATCCTCCTTATAATATTATTAAGAATGGAGATGCATCTTATAAAATTTTATTGGCCTTGGCAGGGTTTAAAGCAGACGATATCCATGTTAGTTTAAGTGATAATATTCTAACCATTAAAGGTGCAGATGGTTCTCAAGATGTAGAAAATTATATAGTAAAAGGAATTGCTTCCCGTAAATTTGAAAAAACATTTTCTCTAAATGAATATGCTGTAGTTGAAAACGTCTCACTTAAAAATGGTATCTTAGATATTACAATTAATATTGTTTTACCTGAAGAAAAACAACCACAGATATTTAAAGTAGAGGAATAATTATGAATCAAACTTATAATATTTATATAGGATATGATCCAAAAGAAAAGGTTGCATATGAAATTCTTAAATGGAATTTAAAAAGGATTGCAAAAAACCCACTGAATGTATATCCACTTAAAAAAAATACACTAGAAAAAATAGGTTTATACAATAGAGAATATACAGAAGAGAATGGACAGAAGATTGATAAGATTGATGGTAAACCCTTCTCCTCTGACTTTTCTTTTACACGGTTTTTAGTTCCTGCCTTGAGCATGTATCAAGGATGGGCTTTATATATGGACTGTGACATGTATCCAAGGAGTGATATCTGTGAATTGTTTGAAGAATACAACGATCCTTTTCATGCTGTTTATTGTGTTAAGCATGAGTATACGCCCAAAGATAATACAAAGATGGATAACCAAAAACAGGAGCAGTATTACCGAAAGAATTGGTCGAGTCTCATGCTGTTCAATTGCGAACATCCTCAAAATCAAATGCTTACTCCGCATGTGGTAAACACACAGACAGGACAATACTTGCATAAGTTTGGATGGTTGCCTGATAAGCCAGCAGATATAGGTTCAATTCATGAAGAATGGAACTGGCTTGATGGACATTCACCTGAAGAACTAGAACCTAAGAATGTTCACTTTACAACAGGTGGACCCTGGTTTTATAATTGGAAATGTAAAAGAGAAATGGATGGGAAGTATGCAGCAGAGTGGAACAATGATGCTAGTTATCTTCAAACAATAGGTGTACTCGAAAAAGATGTACATAAATATTTTTTATAAGGAATAATAATACACATGACCAACCTTAATTTTGTAACTTCTTTTAATGAAAATTTATTTGTCGATACTTCATATAAATTTTTAGAATCAGTCTTAGATAAATGGGAACCTAAAATTAATCTTACATGTTATACACATGATCTTGATTTAAAAAATTATATAGTACCTGATGTTAAACACATTGACTTTAAGTCTCTGCATGATGTGTCAGATTATGAAACATTTCATAAAACTTTTAGTAAACATAATGGTACTGAAGGAAAGACAGTAGATTATAATTGGAAGCTAGATGCATTACGTTGGTCACATAAAGTATTTGCCCTAACGGAATCTGCATTTGATCTAATAGCTAAACATGATATGTTACCAGCAACAACAAGTCTTGGTTGGCTTATCTGGATTGATGCAGATTCCTACACATTAAAACGTATGACAACTAAAGATGTATTAGCTCTTCTTCCAGAAGGTGCTGATATTGTTTGCCTTGAACGCTCTGATCAAGAGTATCATGAAGGAGCATTCATGGCTTTTAATCTTAATAGCAAAGCTACTCAAGATTTACTAGGTGATTTACGAGGAGCATATATTTCAGGTGAAGTATTTAATTATCGAGAGTGGCATGACTCTTTTATTTTTACTAGACTCCTTACAATTTATAAGGCACATGGTTTAAAAGTTCTTAATCTAGGGATGAATGCTAATACAGAAAACTTTTCTGCCTTTGAACAATCTCCTTTATCTTCTATGTTTTTACATTTCCAAGGAGCAGATGCTTCTTCTCTAAAAAATATTAGAGATGAGAAAGGTGAACGATTTATTTCTTTATCAGATGATACTACACATGATATACTTCCTAGTCGGTATACACTCTTGTCTGATGTTATGAAACATTACAAGCCTGAAAAAACTATTTTAGAAACAGGAACCTGGAATGGTGGTCGCGCTATTCAAATGGCTATGACTATGTTTGAACATACAGATACCGTTCATTATATTGGCTATGATTTATTTGAAGAAGCAACTCCAGAAACTGATGAAGAAGAATTTAATGTTAAAGCTCATAATAAAATGAGTGCAGTCGAAATAAGGTTTACTGATTTTGCTAACATTATGTTAAAACGTAAATCTAAATATTTTACTTTTGAATTATTTAAAGGTAATACACGTAATACATTAACTAAACAAGACGCTGACTTTGTATTACTTGGAGGAGGTAATAGTTTTGAAACTGTAAAGAATGAATATGAAAAATTAAAACACAATAAGGTTATTGTTTTTGATAATTATTATATGCAAGATAATACAGAACGAAATGTTATTGAAAAATATCAAGGTATAAACAAAGTATATGAGTCTATTCAAGAAACAAAAGTTAAAGAAGGTAAAGAAGATAAGGAAGGTTGGACTTCTTTTGATGATAAAGATACAGGAATAAGAAAACTTATTCTACCATCATCAGATGATGTAAGAGGTGGAGGTATTGCACATATATGCTTAATTCTAAATGATCCTGAATTACCAGAAGTACCTCGAAAGTTTAAACAAGTACCTATAATAGTTAATCCTAGAGATTGTGTATCAAAAGATTATATTAGAGACAATATTAAATCTAATCTTAAAATGATTGAGCATAATAGATTTATGCATCGTATTAGTCCACATAATAAAACAGCCTTGATTGTATCAGGTGGTCCTTATCTTGATATTAAAGAACTTAAAGATACCATTAAAGATAATCCAGGATGTAAAGTTGTATGTGTTAAGCATAGTTATAACAAACTACTTGTTAATAATATCAAACCTTGGGCTTGTGTTCTTCTTGATCCTCGTCCTATTACAGGTACAAGTACACATGGTATTGTACGTAAAGATTTGTTTAAGGAAGTTGATCCTAATACAAAATTCTTTGTAGCTTCCATGACTGATCCTTCTGTTACAGAACATCTTGTATCTAAAAATGCTGATATCTATGGATGGCACGCCTTTACTGAATCTCTTAGAGAAGAAGATGAACGAGGAGTTCAGATTGTTAACAATCAAGTACATTTGGTAGGTGAGTTAGGTATCCCTCAAGGTTCTACTTTGATTACAGGTGGTACATGTGCAGCTATGAGGTCTATTGGTATCATGAATACAATGGGCTTTAGAGAGATGCATCTATTTGGTTTCGATTGTTCTATGGAAGAACCTACAGAGGAACAAATGAAAGAAACTACAGGTGCTGAAGATGAAGAACCAAAACCAAAGTACATGAAAGTAACAGTTAATGATACAGATTTCTGGACTACTGGAGAACTATTAGCTATGGCACAAGATTGTGAGCGTAGTTTCAGAGATGAAAACTCATCAATTAATTTTACTTTTCATGGTGAAGGAACAATGGTAGCAGAGTTATGGAAAATTATAGAATCAGAACGTCCTCTGCCCACATTTGAGGAGGTGTTTGATGACTAACTTTTCTAGAAAAAACCCATCGTCTCGATATAATGAACTTGTTGAAAAATACGAAAAGATTCATGCTAAAGGTAAAGGATATTTTAATGGGAAAAGTTTATTAAAATATATTTCAAATGTACACCAAAAAATTATTGTGCATGAGTGTAAATCTTTATTAGATTATGGTTCAGGAAAAGGATTACTATATACAGATGAATGTTCTTTAGTAGAACCATTACTTAATAACAAGACTAAAGGTATTACTCGTCCTTTGCAAGAGTTGTGGAACTTAAACTATCATCAATGTTATGATCCTGCATATCTAGAACATTCTAAAAAACCAAAAGGTAAGTTTGATGCAGTTATTTCTATTGATGTATTAGAACATATTAATGAAGATGATTTAGAATGGGTATTAAATGAGATTTTTTCTTATGCAAACAAGATGGTCTTTCTAAACGTAGCTTGCTTTAAAGCTGCTAAACATTTTGAAGATGGAGAGAACGTACACATTAGTGTATTTAATCCTGAATGGTGGTTTATTCTTGTAGCAGATATAATGAAAAATCATCCTGGAATTACGACATATTTATTATGTGAAAAAGTAGGACACTTAACAGACTATATTATAAGAGGAGGAGAATAACATGATTGGAATTGTAGACTCAGTAGTAGGCGTGGCAGGAAAAGTTCTAGATAAATTTGTTGAAGATAAAGACTTACGACTTAAACTAGATGCAGAACTTAGATCACAACTGATTAATCTAGATGCACTTCAAGCACAAACAAATCTAGAACAAGCCAAACATGATTCTATTTTCGTTGCTGGGGCTAGACCTGCAATCATGTGGATATGTGCCTTTGCCTTGGCATGGCAATACATTGTAGGACCAATGGCATCATGGGCTTTAACTATCTATGATCCTTTAATTCAACTACCTACACTTGGTACGGAAGAACTTACGGGTCTTGTTATGGCTTTATTGGGATTGGGAGCAGCCCGTTCATACGAAAAATCTAAGGGCGTGGCTCGAAACAGTATGAGGAGATAATGAAAATACTGGTATTGTGTGCAACTGTTTTATTCTTAAATGGTTGCGTACATTTAGCTTTATTTACTGTGATAAAAGAAACTGCCGCAATAGGTTATTACAATGAAAGGTTAAAACAAATTGAAAATAAAAAATAATTTACACAAGTTACGTAATTGGAAAGTAATTTCAATATTATCTTTCTATCTATTAACTATAGGTGTAACAGGCTATTTAACATTTCTTGCATGGTCATGTTTAGTAAATCAATTTTGTAATGGATGTTTTGAATAAAGGATATTTAATATGAAAGAAGGAAAAATATGGGGAACTACAGAAAATATCTGTTCAAATAGTTCTTTTGAATTTCACCGTATTGAATTTAAAAAAGATAGTGAATGCAGTAAACACAAACACCAGTATAAATGGAATGGTTTCTTTGTTGAAAGAGGAAAACTTTTAATTAGAGTATGGAAAAATTCTTATGATTTAGTTGACCAAACTATTTTAAAAGCAGGAGATTATACTAAAGTAAAACCTGGAGAATATCATCAGTTTAAAGGAATAGAAGATGGTGTTGCTTTTGAATTATATTGGGCTGAATTTAATCATGATGATATAGAAAGGGAAAGTGTTGGAAAAGGACCAAGAGGATATATTGAAGAACCCGACTCCACTTCACATGAAAAATTTGTATATCAAGTGGGTAGCCCTGATCCTATTAATTGGAATGCTGTTGCCAAGAAATAATATTTGTTATTATCATGTCTCTCAATAGTAAACAAGAAAAATTTGCACAAGCCTATGTACTGCATCGTAATGCAACAGAGGCTGCAAAAGCAGCAGGGTATTCTGAGAAGTCTGCTAATAATCAGGGGTATAGATTATTACAGATAGATGAAGTCGTAACCAGAATTGAGGAACTGGAAAGCGAACTTGTTACTGATATTGATGTTGT